GTTTCCGAACTTCTTATGGTACATCTGGTAGAGGTGCTTCAGCAGAAAGCGTTTTATCAGCACCATCAGGTGAACAATTAACTATAACTGTTGGTGCAGGTGCTTCAGGTACAACTTCTCAAAACGCACCACAACAAAACGGAAGCAATAGTAGTATTTCAGGTTCAAACATTACAGACATAATTTCTTTAGGAGGAGGTGCGTCTGGTTCATATAGAAATGCACAAAGACAAGATAGCAATGACACCGACAATGTAGCTCCAAGCGGAGGTTGTGGAGGTGGTGGTTCATCATCAGGAGCAGTTGAATATATTGGAGGAGCAGGAACAGCAGGACAAGGTTATGATGGTGGAACAGGAATTACAGTAAATCCTCAGCCAAACTACGGAGCAGGTGGTGGAGGAGGAGCAGGAAGTGCAGGAGGAAATGGTGGAACAACATTTGGAGGAAATGGTGGTTCTGGTGCAGGTACTACAATTACTGGCTCATCAATTACATTTAGTGGTGGAGGCGGTGGCTCTACATTTTCAGGAGGTTCTGGTGGCTCAGGTGGCACTGGAGGTGGAGGAGCAGGAGGTTCAAATACACAAGGTACAGCAGGTTCAGCTAATACTGGCGGTGGAGGTGGTGGCTCTGAAAGAAATGGCTCGTCTGGAACTAATGGAGGTTCTGGTAGAGTTATATTAAGAGTAGCAACGTCAGATTACACAGGAACATACACAGGTTCACCAAGTATTAGTACAAATGGTTCTGACACAATTTTAGATTTTACAGGAAGTGGAAGTTACACAGTATAGGAGATTTATATGGCACATTTTACAAAATTAGGAAAAGGAAACATAGTTGAAACTGTTGTAGTTGTTTCAAATGATACAGCAACAACTGAACAAACAGGTGTAGATTTTTTAAATAATCTTTACAAAACTAGAGATGTTTGGAAACAAACTTCTTACAATGGAAATTTTAGAAAAAACTTTGCAGGTAAAGGTTTCACTTATGATGAAACAAGAGACGCATTTATTCCACCTAAACCTCATAATAGTTGGACATTAAACGAAACAACTTGTTTATGGGAAGCACCAGTTGCTAAACCTACAGATGGTCAAAGATATACTTGGAATGAAACTAATAAAGTTTGGGATTTAATAGAATAATTTTTAACAACAACAAAGGAGTAAACTATGTTTGATAATTGGTTCAAGTCTTGGGAAGATATGTTTACTTATGACAACTGGAAAAAAGAAGTCGTTAAGTTTAACAAAAAAGTATGTAAATTTTGGGAAGACGCTTACAAAGATATATTAAATAATAAAAAAAATTAAACTAATTTCTTAATCCATTTACCTTCGTTATTTAATACCATTGGAAGTAATCTAGGAATACCATCTAATATAATACCGCATCCGATTATAAATCTAGTCTTAAAATTTTTTGCGTATTCAAAAGCAAGTGACTTTTGATTTATAAGACATCCTACATTCATACCAAAAAATATATTATCTGGATTAGCCCAATAGCTTATAATAAATTTTGTATGATAGTGGCCTTGTACAGCAGACATACCCATTGTTTGAGATACTTTTAATATATCAGCAGATCTACCGTGAGTAAAAAAACATCTTTGTCCATTAGACATTGTGATAGTTAGATCATCTATCCATTGCCATTTTTTAGTACCAAGAAACTCACCGTAGTCTTTAAGAAATTCTTTAGACATACCATACTTTAATGCTCGTCTATATACTAAACTACTATGATTGCTTTCTACTTCAATCATATTAGGGAATATATTTTCTAATTGCTTAACATATTCTCTAGCAACTTTTAATTCGTGACCAGCAGAATATAAGTCTGGATCGTGAGAATGCATAGATATAGCGTGGAAATCAAGTAGATCACCAATATTAACAACGAAGTCTGGTTTATATTCTTTTTTAATCTCTCGTAAAAACTCAAAAGCGTCTTTATGATGATATGGTATATGTAAATCACTAATAACTAATATTCTTTTGTGGGTCATAATTGATAGCGGGTGAACCGTCTATATATTCCTCTAGGTTTTTGATTTTTTCTTTTATATCTATATACTCAACATTACCATTTTTAATATGAACATCTTTTAAAATTGGTGTCTGTTCTTTATTGTTGTAATTTACAATAATTTCTTCAAATATAAGCACATACAATCTATACAGGAAATAATTAACTTTTGCAACTTCTCATTATTTCTGCAAGTGATCTTGCTCTAGCAGGAGTTTGTTTAGCCCAACGACTATCCATCATTTGAAATGATGCTTCACCATAATCTTGTTTTTTTAATGCTTCCCACATCTTTTTAAATTTAGATACACCACCAATACCTAATTGAAAGACCATCTCAATTAGAACACATTTGGCATCATCAACTATGTTTGTTATTTCGTTATGATGTAGAATTAATATTTCTGCATTATTGACAGCAGTTTGGAAATCTGCTTCAAACTGTGCATCTAATTCTTCTTTAGAATATTCTATACCTTCTTTGTAAGGATCTTCTGGAGTAACTAAGTGACCGTATCCTATTGTAGCAAAACCAAGACTATCTTTATATACTGTATTTCTATAACCTTCGTGTTCTTTTATACGATCTTTTAAATCAATATAATATTTCATTATGCTTTGTTTTTATTAGCAAATTCTCTAGCTTGTTCTTTAGATGAGAAACCCCATTTTTTTAATGCTAGTTTTAATCTAGTAGGTTTACCTTTGCTATCAGTTAAAGGCCCATCCATACCACCAAAACGAGCCGCAAAAGACACCCTACGGGCATTTGTACCAGATGATAAAGGTGCTTTAAGATTAGACCCTTCGGTTCTTTTAAAGTAATCCCTGCCTTTTTGATTAAGTCCACCACTAGGATCTTTATGTTCTTTACGATAACCCATTACGCAGTACCAATTCTAGGAAATCCTTTCTTGGCCCTAGCATATTGTTTAGGATCTACAGTTGATTTAGATTTAGGATTAGAAGTGCCTTTTTTTTTGGCTTTATTCATATAATAATATAAACCTTTTTTAGCCACTTTACCCGATTTTGTTTTGTGATAACCTTCTTTCATATTATTTCCTTTTTATTAGATCAGTTGCTTTTAAACCGTACACACTAGCAATTACTCCTACGAATATAGTTTGATACCAGAACGGAAGATCAGAAAAATATTGGAAAAAGAGTTTCATCTTTTCCATATGTTCTGGATTATCTGACCATACTGCAAACCCTAACATTAAAATAGGAATTGATAACAGTATTAAAATAAACTCATCTTTCCAATCAGACTTTTGATTTTCAAGAATAGCCCCTTGATACTCAATTTCACCTTTAGCCATACGTAACGCAGTTTGTAATTTTGCATCCGAGATAGCTTTTTTCGTTCTTTGATTGTTAGCATATACATCCGCCCCTGTTTTGAATGCCATTGTTAATAAATTTAGCCACACTATTATTACCCCCAAAATTTAATTTTATCAAAGATAGAAAAGAATAGAGCAACTAAAGCACCGATAACAAATACAGCTTTAACTCCACCTGTACCCATTGCCATTTGTTTTTTTAATTGTTCTATATCTTTTGAATTCTTGTTTACTATTTCTTTGATTTCGTCTAATTTATATGAAATCATATTATGAGATATAGCAACTGTTTTAGTTCTTTTGTGCATTCTACTCTTAGGCATCTTGTACCTCTTTACAATAGAAACTTATAACAGTTCTAAACTTGTGTAGATCTTCTGGTTTTAATTCATTCATAATCTCATAACTCTTTCTATAGCCCGTTATAGCACATTCTTTATATGAATTGTAGTGTAAATTATCAGATATTGGCCCTGTACATATGCCTATTGCGGCTTGGCATATTTGAATAATTAACAAGAATTTAGTCATTTTTTCTGTACTTGTAGTATAGGATATGAACCTGTTTCTGCCACGCCCATTGATTGATAATACTCGCATATTTCTGTATTAGACGATAAACCTTTATAAGCACACGATCTGATATATTGTTCTTCGGTATGTTGTTCATTATACCCATCCTCCTGTAATGTACCTTCGTTTATCATTTCACAATATTTTACCTTTATTAATACCCTTTTTAATTACATATCTTTGAGTGCCATTAGCACCAATATCAACTTCTTTTTTAAGAAGTTTAAGTAAGTTCATTTCTTTAAACTTACGTTCAACTTTCTTTCTAAAATTTTCTAAAGATTTAGTATCTCTCATAACCCGACATTTTATCAGATTATGGTTTTAGAATAAATGTTTAATTTAATTGAGTTTTGTTAAGATTGATTTTAATTTTTCTAGATAAACAATAGCATCCCAAAGTTCTTCTTGTGTATCATTTATCCAAGCAACAGTAGGTTTAGTTGCTTGTGCCATTGTTACTTTGTAATTAGATATTCCTTCATCAGACCGTTTAGAAAACTTATGCAATAAATCTTGTATCATTGGATCTTTAGTCATAATAAACGGTCTAACTATTTTAGGTTTGTCTGCCATTAAAACGTCACATTCATAAAATGGCTACAAAATTCATTAACACGACAATAATGTTGACATCTAATATCTTCACCTTGTCTAAAAACAATATTACATCCCTTACCTTCAATCATTTTTTGACTAATAAGAAATTGTACTGCTTCTTCTTTTGTAGCAAACACACGCCAAGCAGTTTTTCTACCATCTTTCATTACCGCATAGCTGTTTTCTTTTCGCCATCTTTCTTTAGCGGTACACATAGGTAGATCACTAGATTGTTCTGCGTCTTGATGTAATTTAATACGTGCCTTGATATATGTTTCTTGTTCTTCTTCTGACCAACGACGTACAGGTATCATTACAACTTGTTTACGTGGATAGTTATCTGATTGCATTACTTTCATCTTAGACCAATCACGTAAGATTGCCATAATAGATAATGATTTAACTTTGATTTCTTTTTTATATCTAGTTAAATCTTTTTGATTTTTACGACATAAGAAATCCAATACGTTTAATTGGTTTTCCCATTCATCCTTACCATTGGTTAAA